AAAACTAACCTAAATCGGTTAAACATATTGAAGTCAATGCCCGATGTTGGCGGTACTATTGAAAAGATACTTTGCAAATATCCCGATACATTCCACGTATAGTCTAAGGTCTTGGTATTTGGCTCAACTTTAAACGTGGCTATCTTGGTATAGGGTAATTCAACATCGTATGTTTCGCCTGTAATATAACCCGAGTATAAGTCGAATTGTAAAACAGGTAAGTAAATTATTAATCCTGTGCCCGATAACGCACCACCGTATGCCGTTTCAACTACGAACTCGGTAGTTGAAGTAATGCTTTTAATAATGTGAAACCCCTCATAATTGCTACCTACGATATGAACTAACTGCCCTACTTGGTAGGCAATAGGCAAAGCTATGTTAACTTCTATTTCAGCAAAACCGCTATTGTCTGTAACTGCTGTTACTGAAGTTCCATAAGGAACGCCATTGAATATTATTGGTGTATGCGCTGCACTCCATTCAGCAGGCTCTACTTGAACATCTATGTAATCGTTAAGACTTGCCACTCAATATAGTTTTAAATTCTAAAGTTAATAACCCTGATATTTCGTTTTTAATAGCACTTGTAAACGCTTCATCAATTACACTACTCAACATATCACTCCCGCCCTTTTGTGCTATTACCGTTCCTTTTTCTTTCATTTTTCTGCTAATGGCAAATATTAACCCTGCTTTCTCACTATCAGTTTTAGAAGCAAAGTTAAATCTACTGTTAGCACTTTGTTTCGTTTCTATCCAATCTGCTATATTGGGGAACGTTCCCCTCGGCTTGCCTTTATTCTCCCCACGTGTTTTAAATCCGTAGCGTGTATCGTTGGGATTGTAAGGTGGGTATTTACCTGCTTTACGCCCCTCTGAAACATTAAATACATAACCCTCTGCATAAACTGTTACCCTCGTATCAGTCGCTTCATATCTTACGCTATTGGCTAATTTACCTGTGTTGTTAGCAGGACCAAAACCACTATAATCAACATTGCGGATATTATTCTGCAACCTTGTTACCGCTTGTTGTCCTATTTGGTCTAACCAACTCACTTTATAGCTGATTTAATTTTATGTAACTTTTCTTGGTACTCGCTACTCTCTAAGTCATATAGTAACTTAGTATAGACTATTTCGGCAGGCATTGCTAACACTTCATCATGTGTCTTTCCATAAGCTATTGCCAAACGGTCAATAGTCGGAAACGAACCAAACTTACTCAACACTTCCACCCCTGCCATCTGTTCCTCTGCTTCTACTTCACCTTCAAACAACTTTCTGTACTTTTCTAGAAATTCGTTAATCTTATCAAATACAGGTCTAATCTTAGCTATTGCTAAAGGCAAATGTAATTCACTAATATCCTCTTTTAAGTAAATTAGCCCAACTTTATTTCCTGCTTTAATCCATGAGCCACTTTGATTTATTTCTTGGCGTGCTTTCTCTAAATCTCCATAACTTTCTTTTCCTATGTTTAAATCTATTTCTAAGCCACCGAAATATTGTACAATATCCAATTTGTCAATGTATTCAAGTATATTACAAATATTACCAAACGACTCAATATTGACTTCTAATAAATGTTCTATTGGAATATTAGTTACAGCGTTTATTCGCTCTATAATTGACCTATCTTGATTTGAACATATTTTAACAAAGTGTTGCCATGTCAACTCATCGAAGTTCGTAGGCACATCGTAAATCGTTTCTTTAACTTTAAGTTTAATCATACGTCAAAAGTCTTTTTAAAGTTTCGTGCAGGTGCTTGTACGGTTCGAGTCATTGACTGCAAACTATATCTTATCGGGTCAATGCAATTGTGAACTAATATGCCATTAGCAAAGTATTCGTGGCAATCTTCAACCATTAAATCATAAACTTGTTTTTCTTGACTGTTGCCCACATTTACGTGAACAATAGATAATTCCTGAATATTTGTTTGTTTCAAATTCTTTACTGCAATATTTGCATTGCTTTGTAATATTGTCAACCCCACTATTTCTTCTTTGTTTCGATTTACATTTTGCAGTGCATACTTTATGATGGTCAATATTTGCAATAAATACTTTTGAACAAACAGTACATATTCTTTCAACCTTTTTAAATATTCCAAAGCCTTTTGCAATAGCGTGTTGCCTATGCCACTCTCTACCTTCTGCTGACTTATGCCACTCTTTAGCTTTTTCAATACCTTTTGCGTGAAACTCTTTTGCAAATTCGGGATTGTTTTTAAATCTTCTTTTACCTTCAAACCTAAGATGTAATTTACCATGAACCATAGATAAATTGGTAATATGGTTATTATGTGTATTGCCGTCAATATGATGAACATGGTAGCCTTTTGGAACATTACCTTTATAATGTTTCCAAACTTCAACATGAAGCCTTTTACAGCCCCTGCTAAAGTATCTTTCGTTTGGGTATAATCTATATTCTTTTCCGTTAAAGACTTGTAATGGTACAATAAGTCGTTGCTCTGTAACTGTGATATTTGTTTCCATTCTTTTTCAGTTTTTATTTTATGTTCTTTTGTTGAACACAAAGATACTAAAAAAGTATCGCATTGTATCGAATAGTTATTTACATGTTTCAATCCGTTATTAAACTTAACTAATACCTTTTTATAACCTTGGCTTGTTAATACTAAATCTCCTTCGTTAATATCTTTTATTGGCACTTGTCCGTTAATAGTTGTGATTAATGTTTCACCTGTAAAACAATGGTTATAGTCGTCAATAGGTATACCTGCCTTCTTATCATTCCAGCAATAGTTACTAAGTTCTTTCTTTAGGTTTGTTGACTGTGGCGTGATCACTATTTTATAATCTTGCATTTGTGTAATGCCTGCTGTAACACTACCCTGACCTTTAACTGCCCCTCTAATATTTAACCCCTTTCGGCTTAGTTCATCTATTAATCTCGGTTCGGCACTATCAGCAATAATTAAATCGTTTGGCTTATGTATCAATCTTTTGTTTGCTTCGTAGATTGCATCTGTACCCATACCTGATTGACTGTAAAGTAGTTCTTCAGCATAGATTATCTTTAGCTTGTTATCAACCGCCACCTTAACTAACGTAGTAGGGTCTACACTAAATCCATAATCTTGACCGTAACAGTAAGGTAATGAAGTATCAAAGTTGCCTACTTCCCAATTAGTAAATATTGCACCCTCACGATTAGCACGTTGACCGCTTCCGTACACTTGCCACCAATATTGATTGCCTTTTCTGCTTTCAATGTCCTCTATTTGTGAAACTGTTAAGTATGGGTTGTCCTTGTAAGTTGTTATTAGTGGCGGATACTTATGGATGTATGGGTCTAACCAATGCTCTAAGCCTAAAGCAGGGTTATAATCACATATTATTCTTTGGCGGGTTCTTGGGAATAATTGGTCTATTACTTCAATCGGGAACTGATGCGCTTCATTTACAATTAAGATGTCCCTTGCTCTGCCGTGTATTTTATCTGGATTATCCGCACCGTAGTAACTAATTAAGTTGCCGTTTAATGCGTAGATGTGGTCGGTCTTGTTGTGGTACTTTTGATTATATATGTTGCAGGCAGTTAATATATCTTCAAAGTCTTTCCATATCGTAGCCTTTAAAGCTGTGAACGTGTCCCTCGTTATATCAATCTCTAAACCTTTAAAGTTTTCGCACAACCAAATAATATAATAACAAATTGCATAAGATTTTCCACTTCTTGTACTTCCCTGCAATAATGTTACCCTTTGTTTCGGGACTGTTTTTTTTAGATAGGTATAATTCGGGTTAGCTTTCATCAAACCATTCGGGTAACTTTTTACCTTCAATCTTTAATTCTTGCTTATCAGTTAATCCGTTTAGCCTTTGGGTAATGCTCGCATTGTATTGACCAACCATTCCCCCCTCTATTTGGTCTTGTTTTATCACTTTACGTATGCGTGAACAGATAGTTGAATAATCAGCATACTTGTTATCGGAATTTGCAAAATAGTTGCTTAAATCGCTTATAATGTCTAAATCAGATACATAGTTTTCAAACCCCTCTAATGTCAATGGTCTTTCTAATGGCTTTATTCTTTCTTCGCCATCTTTACCGTAGAAGTCTGTAATGTGTCTTGGGTTGCTTTTAACCTCTTTTCGGTAGGCTTCAAACAGTTCCCACATTTTTTCAGGTGTTTCTATGTATTTACGCTTTCCCACGTTTTAATTTAGCTTTAGGTTTAGGCTCTGCTTCCATAGATAGGATTTCAATCAATCCTTTTGTTTCTGCATTTAAGATTGCGTTTGCTCTCGCTTTCGTTACTTTAAACTTATCGCCCACTTGACGGATTACTTTATTTTCAACGTCAAAAAAGTTTTGTAAAACAAATATTTCTACCATAATTATAAGATTTTAAGCCAGTCATTGACTGACGATTTATTAATAAACGTAAAAGTAGATAAAATTTTCAACTCTGGCAAATTTTTTAAGTCAAAATCTACGATAT